CCGCAGAAGATGATTCGCACAGCTGAGCACCTGTATAAACTGCTCCTGTTTAGCAATGTGTATTGCTACTGATGAAGCCAAAAGGCAGAAACAGAATTAATAATTTAAATTAAATAAAATGAACACACACACTAGATTAATGCACTCACGCATAAAGCTTACAAAAGCACAAAGAAACAATCTAAAAATTGTTTTGAAGTCTTTCTTCTTTCAGCAAATTACACCGCACAAAGAAGAACATTTCAGATGTAAATTTGTTAAAACTTTGTCAGACAGTCAAAGAAGTGGTTACACTTACTACGCAAACTGGGAAGCAAAGGGATTATCATTTCCGATAGGAACTGGAGTTTGGGGAAGCCAAACAATCAGATTAAATGCTACGCAATTTAAACCACTTAAACAATTGTTTTTGCACTCTCAACACCCAAAGTTAAGACAAAGCTCAACCACTTATATGGAGTTGGACTGGAGCAAAGTGCATATGGTGGAAAATGTATTGCCGCTAATTTTTGACGCACAATCTGAAGCAAACAACCTAATGGAAAAGAGACACGTTTCAGACACTAGAAACCACGATTTTATAATTCGTATGATAAAGAAGTACAGATTAAGAAGTACAGATTTATCAGGAAGTAGATATGCAAACGGTAAAAAGCTAAGAGAATACCATTATGAAAATGGACACGTAATGTTCAACAGAAATGAAATGGATATGCTTTACAGCTGTAGCGACAGAGTTGTAATCGAAGTGGATAGCGTAACACTACCCGAAGAATGCACCTATGTAGGCAGATATGATATCAGCTAATTAGTCGTACACGACCAAAAGAGAGGCCGCTTTATGCGGTCTTTTTTTTTGGCCTGAACCCTGCTCACCCCGCAGCCGCTCACCCTGCAAATGAAGTATGCGAAATAAAAATTCGTATAAAATAAATTTGGTAATGTCTAAATGTTTTCGTATCTTTGTCTAAATTAATCAGAGGTCAGCGTACAGATATTAGAAGTACAAACCTCACAAACAAATAAACTATGTGTATAATTATTGTAAAGTCGAAAGACAAACAAGTATCGCCAGAGATACTTAAAAATTCTTCACGCATCAATCCTCACGGACTTGGCGTAATTTTTCTGGATACCAATGAAGTTAAATACTACCAATCAAAAGACTGGAAAGTACTTGACACTAACAGACCCTACATTGCTCATTTCAGATTAGCAACAAGAGGTAAAGTAAACAAAGCAAACACGCACCCTTTTGTATGTGGTAACAACACTAATGAGTTACTAATGCACAATGGGACTATTGCGGGATATGGCTCTCACGATATGTGCGACAGCAAGCAACTAGCTATCGAACTAGGGACTATTGCTAGGCCGCAATGAAGAGCAGTACTAGGTCAGCACGATTCTAGATTTATTACTTACAACAAACGCAACAGACAATACGAAATCTACAACAAAGAAAAGTGGACTAAGCACAATGGCGTATGGTTTTCCAAACCCAATGTGTTGCAGCACAATGTTGTAGCGGTGTATGGCACGCTTAAAAAAG